ATGCAATTGAAAAAGCATATCAGCTGGGTGCAAAGCCTGTTACTGCCACAGATTCCACCGGCTGGATCTATGATCCGGAAGGTGTTGATCTGGAAGCATTAAAAGAGATCAAGGAAGTGAAACGTGGAAGACTTTCTGAGTACACCAAGTATCGTCCGAACGCGGAATATCATGAGGGCAAGGGCGTATGGAGTGTGAAAGCTGATATCGCACTTCCCTGTGCGACTCAGAATGAACTGCAGTTAGAGGATGCGAAGGCACTGGTTGCAAATGGTGTGATCGCTGTCTGCGAGGGTGCTAACATGCCTACTACTCTGGAAGCTACCCAGTATCTGCAGGAAAATGGCATTTTATTCGTTCCCGGCAAGGCAGCAAACGCAGGCGGCGTAGCTACCAGTGCACTGGAGATGAGCCAGAACAGCGAACGTTTGAGCTGGACATTCGAGGAAGTAGATGCAAAGCTGCAGCAGATCATGATCAACATCTTCCACAACCTGGATGATGCAGCCAAGAAATATGGCAAAGCAGGAAATTATGTTGTAGGCGCAAACATTGCAGGCTTCGAGAAAGTCGTAGATGCGATGAACGCCCAGGGTATTGTTTAATAAGTACGAAAAAGTCCCGCAGATGTTGGATCTGCGGGATTTCTTTTTTCACAGAATTTTCTGACAATGGTTCAAAAAGATGCTCCCTGCAGTGCGGTGAGAGACAAGTGAGCGACAGGTGAGAGACAGGTGAGCGACAAGGATTTGCAGGCAGCAGGAGAGCCGGAAGACCAGTCGATATGATAAAAATGGATATAGGCAGCAGGCACGGGAGCAAGAAAGAGATGCCATTGCTTGACAGAAAAGAGGTCAGTGCATATGATTAAAAGTATCCTATAGGGAGATTATACTGACGTGCAGTCTTTCATACAGTTACGGGGAAATCAGACTATGAATAAAGCAATTGAGATATCGAAATACATTGTCAATTATGCGAACGAAAAAGGCCCTGATATAACCAATTTAAAACTGCAGAAATTACTTTACTATGTGCAGGCAGCTTTTTTGCTTTTAAGTGAGGGAAAAGAACCTTGCTTTTCAGATAAGATTGTTGCGTGGCTTCATGGTCCAGTGGTGGAAAACGTGTACTATGAATATTCAAAGTATCGCGGAGAACATATACCGAAACAAGAATCTGTGAGAAAAATAGTATATAAAAATGGTAAGTTTGACTTTGATGATATTCCTTTCTATGCAGATGATATACCAGAAAAGGACCGAATCATAATAGATCGGGTATTGGACGGATTACTGAAATATGATGCCTGGGAATTGGTCAGAAGAACACATGAGGAACAGCCGTGGATCCAGGTGAAAGAAACGAATGGAGAAATAGGAAGAGACAGCATTTATTCATATTTCAAAGAAGCAGGGCGGGGGAAAAGGATTTATGGAGACTTTACAGAAGGATGAAACACTGACAATCAGCGAGCTTTTGGATTGCATTTCTAAGGCTGCCGTGTATAATAATAGTACGGTAAAGCTGGCGTACGGAAGCCAGTAGCCATGTATTTGGCGTAAAGGCACCTAATAATAGGTGCCTTTATTTTTTGCAAGAAAGATGTTCTCCTTTTGGAAATTTTGTATATTTTGTGGCTGCGCACTTCATTTCTACAGCTTATTCACTTCCGTCAGCAGCTCCGCCATTGTCTTCTGTGTGTAAACTCCTTTCGTGATGTCCAGCCCGGAGGAAACCTTGAAATTTTTCATTTCCTGATCGGAGATGGCATGCCCGATAATGATTTTCAGGCAGACATTGTTCATGTCGGCCTTGTCCGCCAGCGCGGCGAAGGTGTAGCGGCAGTCGTGAGGCAGATGCTGCAGCCCGAGCTTATTCATGACGGTGTTCCAGTTTGCGTTCTGGTAGGTCTTATAGGTGTAGTGATTTCCAAATTTATTGTTGATCAGATATTTTTTGTCTGGATTGTATCGGTTCCGGATCAGAGGCAGCACCTTGTCACAGAGAGGGATCAGACGGTCGTATCCATTTTCGGTTTTCAGACCGCCGACCATGTACTTCTGATCGAGGTGCACATTCTCTGTAAGCACCTCCAGCAGCTCTGTAGGGCGCATGCCGGTATAAATGTATATCAGGACGATATCAACATTATTTACGATGTACAGGTTCTTCCAGAGCAGGTCAATTTCTTCATCCGAGAAACGAGAGTGGATGGAAGTCGTGTTTTGTGTGTACTCAAAGGACAGATACTGTGTCAGATCCTGTTCGACAAAATCGTTTGCGACCGCGTATCCGTAAACGCCCTTCAGGACAGCACGCATGTTCCCGATGGTCGCCTTGCTCTGATGGTTGCGGGCATTCAGACAGTCCTGCAGGTCGGATGCCCTGATGTTGATGATCTTCATCTGGTGGATCGGAGCAAGATGGCTAAATGCGATCTCGTAATTCCGCCAGGTTTCGTTCGCGAGCTTTTTCTTCAGGGACTTTTTGTAGACCTTCCACTTTGCATATAACTCAGCAAAGGTCGGTACGTCTGCATATTTTAAATGTTCCGGGACAACGCCGCCGTTGTTATACTCTGCGAGGTACTGCAGGGCAGATTCCCGCTTCTGGAAATATGCAAGGTACTTCTGGCGTCGTCGGATGATGCCGTCCGGTGTTTCTTCGATGTAGGAGATACGGACAGCGAACGGGGCGCGACGCTTTCCGGAGAGCTTAACGACACTGCCATAACCGTTAGGTAGCTTCATAATATCCCTCACTTTCTATAAAAGGTTAAAAAAGGGTATAAAAAATACACCTATGCAGGTGCAGGCATGTGTGGTATAATTTCTTTGCGTTTGGAGATTATACCGGCCACCTGGCCTGCATAGTTTCTGGGATTGTCCCGGTGTTGGTAGCACCGGGGCTTTTTCTGTTTGTATCTACAATTTATTTTTCTTTTATTTCAAGCAAAGACGGATCTGAAGCATTAAGTGGGGAGATAACACTGTGCCCTAGTTTGCTTTCCAGCTCCTTTCTGGCATTACCTGCAATGGCGCCACCTTCAATGGCAACAGATTTGCTTTCTGGCATGCCACTGGGATTTTTGACTTTGGATAAAGCTGTAACAGAGACTTCCGCAAGCTGGTTGAGCGTGAGTTCAATGTCTGTCATATTATCTCTTAAATTTTCTTTATGCAATCCCTTGAATTCTTTATAGTCGTTCACTGACTTGCCGGACCAAGATGCAGTCAGTACATTTGTGAGGATGGCATAATCTTTGTGGTCATTTATGCCGGTACGCTTCCATTCGTCTGTCAGATTGTCACGGATCGATTTAGACTGGAGCCGTTGCTTTATCCATTTTTCGGGATACCCTTTTTGACGATAATATTCCAAACCGCGATCGAGGGCTTTTTCGGGATCCGCCATTTCTTCCAGACGTTCTGCGCCAACACGGGCGAGCCATTGTTTAAAAGGTTCAGCTTTTTGGGATGGTATGGATTGAATAATACGAAGAGTACCTCCCGTGGAAGCTGTTTGGGAGCGGTGCTTTTTCCCATCAGCAGATGGGAGGGGAAGTAGGGTACAAATTGTACCCCAGTTCATATTTAATTCTTCATCCCTCTTGCGCATCTTTTTGATATACTGCTTTGGGTCTGTACTGTCGGTTAAATATTGGACAACATCTGTAATGGAAAAATACCATTCCTCCTGCTGTTTATGCCAAACCTTACGAATGGCCCCGTTAAAAAATTCTAATTCCTGTGGATTTATATCCTGTTCATCGATCTGTACCGGAATAGTAGTATCAGCATCTTCGTCGAACACAAAGAAAAAGAAAACAAACACCTTCTTTCAAATGCCTTCATAATTGGCAACAACAGAACTTTTTTTTACGATTAAATCAGATCCGCTATACAGATCTCGAGATCTGGGAAAATACCGACAGAAACTGGTTGGCTGAAAGCGAAGATGGTCGGTGCATCTCCGGATTCGAGGCGGTAAACGATGGTACGCTGGCGGAGCGGATCAACAATCCAGTATTCCCGCACACCGGCAGACATATAGAGGTTTAATTTGATGATATAGTCCATCCGGCTGCTGGAGGGCGAAACCACCTCGATCATAAGATCCGGCGCGCCGCTGCACCCTTTGTCTGTGAGCTTGCTGTGGTCGCAGATAACGGATATATCCGGTTCCACCCAGTCATTATCGTCTGCGTCGAGATTTACGGCAAATGGGGCAGGATAGACCTGACAGGAGCCGTGATGATCGGCGATGTACTGACCGATTACACGGGTAAACTGGGATACGAGCCGCTGATGTATTCGGCTGGGCGGAGCCATGTTGTAGAGCTTCCCATCGATCAGCTCCGCGCGCTGCCCGTCTGGTAAGTTCCAGTAGTCTTCAGATGTGTATGTGTGCTGTTTCGGTAAAGGCATAGAGAAGACCTCCTTTCGACAGATCAATAATTATTTCATTCTCAATTCAATCAGATTTCGCTGGTATCCAATAGCACGGGAAACCTGATCGATGGTGCAATCCTGGTATTCCAAAAGCAATTCGTCCGGGACCAGAAGTTCCAAAGCAAATTTGTTCGCTTCGATCTCGTATTTATCAACGGACAGATAAGTATATTTTGTCAAAAACGGTGTGTTTGCATCCGGATGAAGCAGGGCATGACCGAGTTCGTGCGCACATGCAAAGCGCTGTTCTGATTCGGATAAAGAACTATTTATATGAATGATTTTGATTCGATATTTCTTTGTGTAGTATCCATTTAGCGCTCCGAGCGGTTCTGTTACAGTTAAAATACCCAATGCATCCGCAAGGATAAAAGGATCTCTGGTATTGTGTTTTCGAGAGAGCCGACGGACAATACTTTTTATTCGATCTGAGTTCATAATTATCACATCCTTTTGAACCGATTGGCAAAGGGGCTATTATTCATCTGCCCGGTATTTTTTAGGAGTAAATTTCTTTTTGGCTGTTATCTTAGCCATTCTTAAACTGTTTTCCAAACTGATTTTCAGAAGTTCTCTGGTTTCGTCATCCAGAGCCTGCCCGGAAAACATCAACCCATTCTGTTCACTTTCCAATTGGTTCAGAGTATCCTGAAGAGTTTTTTCGATATCTTTTTCATCTTTTTCGGTTAGTAATGGTGTTTTTTCTTCTATCAGATCTGAACGGCTACATTTAAAAAGATCGCACATAGCATCGACCTTATCCATACGAGGTGTTTTTATTCCATTACACCAGTTATATACAGAAGTTGTTCCAACATTTAGTTTTTTTGCAAGTTCAACCTGAGTCATATTATTTTGAGATAAATAGTAACGTAATCTTTTAGAAAATACAGCGTTAAAATCTTGTTCGGGCATTTTGTTACGCCTCCCTTCTTTGATAATGATAATACACTAAAAGTGACAATGTTGCAATATGAAAAGTGTAAAAATTTCACTTTAAGTATTGACACACACTTAAAGTGATAGTAGAATGTGCTTGTAACAAAGAGAAACGTAAAAGAAGAGAGGTGATAGAAATGGATAAGTTGCAGATTTCGCTTGCCGCTGCGCGGGTGAATGCAAGAATGACACAAGAAGATGCAGCAAAGAGGTTAAAAGTAGGAAAAAGAACAATAATTAACTGGGAGAAGGGAATATCTGTACCATCGTTTGCGGATATAAATATGTTGTCACAGATTTATAATATTCCAGTTGATAATATTTTTTTGTCCAAAAAATCCACTTAAAGTGTTACTGCCGAGTAAAAAAATCCCCCTTCATATCGAAGGGGGATACAGATCACTCTTTTGCAAACCCGCAGACACAGGTTCCAATGTAGCTTGCGTTTTCCCGATGGCATTTCGGACATTTCCAGGAACCATCTGTTCTGACGTAGTAAGGACGTTCGGGAGTGGGAGATTCCCGTGTTGCACCGCACGCACAAGTTCCAATGTAGGGAGCGTTGATATGTCCGCACCGGGGACACTTCCAGGAGCTGGTAGGGTTGGAGACTGGAGCACTGGAAGTCCGTCTGGTAACTGGCTTCGGATCAATGTGCTGCTGAACTGAGGCAGTTGCGGAGTTGCTCATATATTCCGAAACGGCTGTTCGAATTAAAGCAGAAGTCGTCATGGAATGGTCGCTGCAATATTGCTTGACGGCATAGTAAAAATCATCTGACACCTCTGCAGAGATTTTAGGACGCTGAGCAATAGTTTCTTCCTGAAGGTAAGAAGGTGGTGTGTAGGTTGAAGTATCCGGTGGAGTAGATTTTCTGGATTGGAAGAACAGGCAGATAAGAAGAATGAGAGCAATTACTGCGGTGAGAATTAAGAAAAATGACATAATGGAATCCCCCTTTTGTAATGAAGTATTTTAACAAAATTATAAAAAGATAGGGACGAAAAATCAAGATGCAAGGAGGTTGAACAGATGTTTGAAACAAGGAGCGCCTTTATCACAGGATGCCCGTTTTGTAGTTGATCGTATTGCGATTGAATTCGGTGAAAAGGAGAAAAAGATGACAAAACAGAGATTTGAAGAGCTTACCGGAATCTATATAAGTGAATACCAGTACGGCATCATCGAAGAATTTTATCTTCAGGACGGATACAGCGATGAAGAGTTCTGCGATCGTTACAAGAAAAATGAAAACGGCCTTGCCCAGAGTATCCAGCGGGTTACGGATATTGTGGCAGCTCAGCATGAAGAGCGGATGAGAAAGCAGCTGGAAGAGCAGCAGCGCGATCTGGACCGTTTGTTGGCGGCGAAGCCGGATCCAGTGATGGAGCGTGTGAAATGTAAGGATGCGGCGAAAGAACTGAATATGGACATCGTGGTGATGCAGTATCTCCTGCGGCAGGATCGTCTGCCGATCGGTTATGCCGTAAAGCGGGAGGGGAAAGGACGGGCAGAATATTACATCTACAGAGGACAGCTGGATGAATACAAGCGCCGCCTGCAGGGCAAAAGCCGCGGTAAAACAAAAGAGGAGGTCATGAAAATGATCTCCAAAGGACTGGTTTAATACGCGGTTAAAGAAGACAAAGTGAAAAGAGGATAAAACGTTGAAGAATAAAGGATTGGCAGCAGCCCTGTTGGCAGTATCCATCATGTCAGCAGGACAGAACGTATACGCGGCAGAGCTTCCATATGAGACGCCGGAAGAAATCGCCGAAGAGGAATACTGGGACAGCCTGGAGCTGCTGGCGCTCTGCGTTGAGGCGGAAGCCGGCAACCAGGCTCTGGAAGGAAAACGGCTGGTGGCAGCAGTTGTTTTAAATCGAGTGGAAGATCCGGACTGGCCGGACGACATTACGGCAGTGATTACCCAGAAGCATCAGTTCACATCCTGGGAAAATGGGGCGATTGAGCGGGTATGGGCGGCGGCAGACAGTAGCTATTTGGCGGTAAAGCTGGAATTGGAGCATAGATCCCGGAAGGATATCTATTATTTTACCGCCGGAGGTTATGGAAAGTATGGGACACCGTTATTTCAGTGCGGCGATCACTACTTTTCCGGAAAGTAGGGATAAGAAAATGGACGAAAATGATGTTTTAGGGCTGTTGGGCATAATAGCCGCTACGGCTTGCCTGATATTATTTATTCTGGCGGGGAGTATGGACTCTGCCAGAAGCATGGGAGATGTGTTAATACTCTCAGGTTTTGCTGGGGTGCTGGCTATGATTTTCTTCTCGTTGTGTGATTAAAAAATCACGCACATAACAATAAAAGACATCCAGAGATAGATGCAAAATATTTTATATCTATTATTTTACCGCCGGAGGTTATGGAAAGTATGGGACACCGTTGTTTCACTGCGGCGATCACTACTTTTCCGGAAAGTGAGGACAAAATGAAAAAAAGAATTGACTGGTCAGACGTATACATGGCAACCGGAGCAGCGATGATCCCGATCGCGCTCATCCTGTACGAATTTGGTCTGATGTGGCTGCCGTCAGCGATGCTGTTTAGCTCAAGCATTGCTTTTGTACTGGGGATTATGAGCTGGGAGCGCGAGGAAAAAGAAAAGCAGAGACGCCGGGACAGGGAACGGAAACACCGGGAGTATCGGGAAATTGCCTGAGAGGAATGACATGTTAAACGAAAAAGAAGTGGCAGGAAAGCTGAATGTCCTGGCGGCAGAGTTCCGGACGCTGATGGAACACAAGGAATACGCTAAAGCGAAGAATCGGTACGATACGGCGTTGAATATTGCAGTTACGCTGGAGCTACCGGAACATACAAAAGAGGAATTGTTTGGGAAGCGGGATGACTCAGGGTATTTCATAGAAAACGGGTTGTTCCCGTATGAACTTGTCCAGAAAGCCTATTACATGGTGGCAGTAAAAGGACAGGAGACAGGATAAAAAGGGCAAAGAAAAGGCATGTGCTCCAACACATGCCAGCCGCCGAAGTGGCGATCAATAAACCTGTATATAGGATACCACTCCGGAATAAAAAAAGCAAGAAAAATGCGGAAAACAACCGCATTTCGAGCTTGATAAAACTATTAAGGATAGGGCAGGGAAACCGGAGATGGCATATACAAAAGTGGTGATACGGACGCGGCACGGGGATGTCGTAAGCGAATACCATTCGGCGAGGTATGGTGCGCCGGGGGAGAAGCGGGAAAAGCGGAAAGCCCCGACGCCGGAGCAGGTAGAAAAACAGAACCAGTGGCAGAAAGAGAAGAAAGCCAGGATCAGGCTGATGGAGTATTTCGATGAAAACGATTATTTCTCTACTTTGACATACCGGATAGAAGAGCGGCCGCCGGATATGGCAGCGGCAAAGGCGGATTTTGCCGAAGCTATGAAGATCATTCGTCTGGAGTATAAAAAGCGCGGGAAGGAGCTTCGATGGATCAGAAATATTGAGGTCGGGACGAGGGGCGCGTGGCACGTCCATATAGTAATTAACCGTATTGAGGACACAGACCTGATTCTGAAAAAGGCATGGCAACACGGGAAAGTTGTGAACCAGCTCATGTATGAGGCGGGTGGATTCCAGAAGCTGGCGGCATACATCACGAAGACGCCGAAAACCGATCCGCGTCTGCAGGAGTCCGATTTTTCTCTGTCACGGAATATGCCGCTCCCGGAAGCTGAGAAGAAACTCTATCTGCACTGGAAAACCTGGAAAGAAATCAGGGTGCCGAAGGGCTATTACCTGGACAAGGATTCCGTCCGGGAAGGGAAAAACCCGATAACAGGGCACAAGTGCCGGTCGTACACGCTTTTGAAGATCCGGCCGGAGGAAAGGAGGGAACACCGATGTCGCCGAAGGTAAAAATCTACATAGAAACAGATATTCACGGCCCGCGGGCACGGGGCGGGAAGTACATGTACCTGATGGAAGCGATCCGGAACGGTAAGCCGGAAACACGCTTCGGATCCGGGGAGGGCTGTGAGAACGAAAATGGGCTTGTAATCCGGGCGTTATCTGAGGCAATGGGACGGCTGCGAAAAAACTGCTCCGTTATAGTAATTACTGAATGCGGCACAGTTCGAAACACTCTACAGAATGACTGGATAAGGCAGTGGCAGGCGTCAGGCTGGAAGAACGCCAAAGGAAAGCCGGTCAGCCACCGGGAAGCCTGGGAACAGCTGTCTGGAAGGATGGAAGGACAGGAAATAACCGTAGAAGACGGGAAAGAACACAGCTATAAGAGTTGGATGCAGTCCCAGATGCAGCGGGAATGGAAAGGAGCAAAAGGAAAATGAAAAGTGAAACCGGGATCTGTATGTATTGCGGTCAGGTTAACCAGATCGAGGTAGAAGATAGTAAAACCCTGACAGAAGAGGAAAAGAACACGCTTGCGACAAAGCGATGTACCTGTGAGCAGGCGATGAATGCGCAGGAACAGGAAAAGGTCGTGTCGGATGCGGAACGGAATATACACGATCTGTTCCAGAAGGACATGCCGGAGGTGGAAGAAATCCTGCAGAAAGCGCTTCCGGCGGTGCACCGAGGAGAGATCAATTCGGTCACGCTGGACACGAAACGGAAGATCAAGGCAAAAATCTCCAAAACTTCAAAAGGGAATATCAAGGTTGAGCGTACAAAGACGATGAAAACGACGCTGGAGAGCTGAAAAATACGATGGGCGGGGCGAGCCCGCAGAAGGAGGCACAAATGCTTTACGAAAAATTCGGGGAATTTGACAGTGCGGAGGAGATCAACGCTGCGGCCGATGGGCAGAAAGCGGAAGGCGATACAGATGCGATCTTTGCGATTGCACAGGAAAACGGTCTGGATAGGGAGGACGCGCAGGACTTCATTGACGGCGTGACGCCGGAGCTGTGTTCTCTCTTGTCAGCGGCGCTGGGAAAGCTGAAAGTGGAGTCCGCTGAGTTAAAGCCGGCAGAGATTATGGAGGACTGGTTATCCTACATCATGATCCGCTGTGGGGAAAGTATGGATATGGCGGCGGCAGTCAGGAAGAAAGGTAAGAGCTTAGACGGCTGTATCGCTGCGCTGCTGAAATGGTCGTTTGGAAACCAGCACCCGGTGGATAAGGAGATTTTAAAGGCAGCAGGTGTCACTGCCGGCCGTTGCACACTCGGAATTCCCGGAATGGCGACGGCACGCCGGATCATAACAGAATATTATCTGGGAAAGTAGGCGGACAGCATGAAAAGAAAAGCGATTGAGAAAATCCCGTATCTGACACTGCCGAAAGTAGTTCGAAAGCGCACCGCAAAGTATGTTGGCGTAACGGCACTGCAAGAGATCGCAGGGGAGCAGCACCTGCTTCTGGAGGTATACAGGAATCGCGGGGATGCAAAAGAAATCCCGCTGGTTCGGATCGTGCTGACGAAAAAGGACTTTGGAAACTATTTTCCGGAAGCCGATGAGTGGACGAAGCAAAAAATTGAGGTGGACCACTATTATGACAGAGGACTGATTTGGAATGAACCGGAAGACCGGAAGGATTTTTACAAGACGGCTGTAGCAAAGAATACCCTTCTGGACGAAGCAGATCTGGGAAGGATCAGGAAATTTTGTACAGAACCCATCTGGCCGAAAGATAGGTGGTGGGAATACATCTATACGCATGAAAACAATATCGTACTGATAAAACGGCGGGAAGCCGAGAACAGGAAGTATGAGCGCAGGCAGCGGGCATTGAAAGATCGGACGGAGCACACAGGACCGCTCCCAGAGCAATTGATCCTGACTCGGGCAGATCGACTGTATTTCCACGAAAGACACTACCTGTACTACAAAAAGCGTGGATGCCGCGCCCAGATCGCATGCAGTAAATGCGGGGGTGTCACGGACATCCGATGGAAAAGTGGGATCTCTTACGAATCCCAGTTTGAGCATCTGGAAGAAGAACCAAGGCAAGGGGATTTCGGAACGTGTCCGATGTGCAGGGCGCATGGGGAATACAAATGCCAGGGAAAAGTCCGCGGAGAGCAGGAAAGAAAAATTCATTTGTTTCTCGGGCAGAAATACAAAAAAGTTGGGATGGTGCTGCGGTATATTCAGGTGTCAAAAACCTGGCGGCTGGGGCTGATCGCCGGGGAAAAGGGATTGGAAATGCACAACGCGAGCGAAGAACTCTCCGGAGTGGAAATTGCAAGGACCTATTTTTATCCGGGAGAAAAAATTCAGACGGATTATCACAAGCACAGTTATGCCGATGGAAAGGACTTCTGGGATGACTGCAACCTGTATGGAAATGGGAATATCAACATTGAAGCCGCGCCGGTTATGGCAGAGACATATGGGCAGCTGCAGGGGACGATCTTCCAGTACAGTGCGATCCGGGAATATGCTTCTCAGGTCAGCGAGTTTAACCCGGCAGATTATTTTAGACGATATATGGAGACACCGCAGCTGGAAATGCTGGTCAAAATGGGTCTGACGGAAGTAGTGAAGAAGCTGATTCGCTGCGAATACGGCATTGTGAGAAATGAGTCTGCAAAGAGGCTGGATCAGTTCCTTGGAATCCGGAAAGAACATATCCGGCTTTTGATCAGAAAGCATGGGGACATCCCGACATTGGAAACGCTGCAAATGGAAAAAAGAATGAACGCAGCGTGGACGGAGGAGGAGATAGAGCATCTGACAGAAACACAGCTGGGGCGCGGACAGTTGGAAATCGTGTTGACATATATGAGTCTTCGGCAGCTGTTGAACCGGGTGCAGAAATATGCCGGGTGCGTTTACGGGACAGGTCTCAGCTGCGCTGCGAACATGCTTCGAAATACAGCAACAACGTATGTTGACTACCTGACCATGAGGCAGGCACTAGGATATGACATGACAAACACCGTTTATCTGCAACCCAGGAATCTAGGGGAAGCGCATACGGCAATGATTACAGAGCAGAACCAGAAAGAAGTGGATAAGCGGATGACGGAGGTTGCGATCCGGTTCCCGAATATCCGGATCAATTACAGGAAGCTAAGAAGACAGTATTTCTGGGAAGACGAAGCGTTCCTGATCCGCCCCGCCAGGTCGGCGGAAGAGATCGTGACAGAAGGCAGGCTGCTGCATCATTGCGTGGGCGGGGACAATTATCTCCGGAAGCACAATGAGGGCGAGAGCTATATTTTATTCCTGCGGCAGCAGGAAGCACCGGAAATCCCATATATCACAGTGGAGATCGATGCAAAACAGCATCGAATCCGGCAGTGGTACGGCGCACATGACAGAAAGCCGGATGAGCAGCGGATGCAGAAATGGCTGAATGACTATATAGACCGGTTAAAAAGCGGAACATTGGGAGAAGAGAAAGTAGAACTTCAGGAGGCAGTGTGATGGAGATTTTGAACTATAAAAAAACGGAAATCCAGAACAGTTATGTGGATTTTAAGGCATCAATGGATGCAGTAGTGGAGCGGGTTGAGGAAGGCTTTGTACAGATCGGCTATTACTTAAAGATTGCGCGGGACACACAGGTGCTGCAGGAGTCAGGCTACAAGAGTGTAACGGATTTTGCCGCCGCAGAATATGGTCTGGACAAGTCGGCAGTATCCCGGTTTATTGCGATCAATGACAGATTCGCAGAGGACGGCTATTCAGACCGACTGAAAGACCAGTACCGGGGAATGGGGCGCGCGAAGTTATCCGTTATGCTCCTGCTCCCGGAAGAAATCACAGAAGAGCTGACGCCGGATTACAGCAAGTCGGATATCCAGAAGATCAAGGACGAAGTGGAAGAGGAAAAGAAAGTCACGGACCTTGAAGTGATGATGGAGCAGCAGGACTTTGACACAGAGCTTTTGGACAACAACCTGAAAAGGGCGATGTACCAGCTGGGACATGACATCCCAGAGCTGCACCGGAAGATATGGAATGTGTGGAAGATATGGAATGGGTGGCAGCAGACGAAGTGGCCGGAGATTCAGCGGGAGATCATGGACATCCTGGCGCCAGCGGGAGAAGGAATGCACAGCGTCAGAGTGGCTGGGATCGGACGCCTGATGATTACTCTGCACGGCACAGATCAGGACATTGCGCTGATCAATGTCCGGTCCGGGGAGAAAGAAAAATATTCCTGGGATGACATAATGGAAGCAATCGGCCTCCTGATGGAGGGAGACACGCCGGAAGAAAGCTGGGCAAAGACTTACGGCGAAAACAGCTCAGTTGCACCGGTGCAACTCGATCCGAAGTCAAAAGTAACGAAAGCGGCAGAACCGAAACCAGGAAGCCAGGGCGCGGAAAAGAATATTCCGGAAAACGAAGAGCGGGAAGAGATGAGGCAGGAAGAGGCAGAGCAGGCAGCAGGTGTTCCGGAAGAGATCGGACCGGAGCTGTTGCCACACGGAACGCCCAAAGGAGACGGGATTTCGTGGAAGGAACCGGAGGAAAAGAAGGAATTCAAAGAAGAGCTGCCAAAGAAAGATGCGGAGTACCGCGTGCCGATCGGAAGCAACCTCCTGAAAGATATCCGTTCCGGACAGCGCTTTCTGATCCTGCGGACGAAAGATCCGTTCTGCGTTGAAAATATTATCCACCTGTTTGGCCAGAAGAACGGGGAAGAAACTGGCATTGAGATCGATATCCAGATCACGCATCTGATCAAAGACCACGGCGGACTTGTACCGGGTTATGTGGCGCTCCAGTTTGAAGTCATTCCGGCAGCACCGGGGCAGATCCCAGGACAGATGGAGATCGGGGACGTGGCAAAGGAGGAAGGAGTTGAACCGGAGAGTGGCGAAGAAACTGACGCGGAAGCTGGAGTACACGGCGAAGACGCGAAAAGCAATACATAAGCGGGACGGCGAAAGGTGTGTCTTTTGCGAAATGGGATATCACATGGAGCTGATTCACGGATCAGGAGGCGGTCTGCAGATTATGCATATCGTTCCGCGAGCTAGGCTGGGAATGGGGATCGAGGAAAACGGCGTCCTGGGCTGCGTAGAACATCATGCGCTGATGGATAACGGCAACAAAGGCCTGGAAAGCGAAATGCGGGAGCTGCTGAAAGCGAGGATGCGTTTCCTGTATCCAGGATGGGCGGAAGAAAAGGTAACTTACCATAAGTGGGATGAGTGAGATGGTTGAAACACCTGAAGAAACTGTAAACGACAACAATGCTAAATATCACGGGAAAAAACAGGCGGGGCAGAGTCCCCGCCGGGGAGGTGTCAAATGCTTCCGATACGGGAATATTTGCCGGGAGAAGAAATAAGAGTACGCGATCCACTGAACGAACGCGAGGAACGGAAAAAGGTGGAATGGATCAGGGTGACGGTTATCAAACAGTATCCGCACTGGGTGTTGGTCAGAAAAAAATCCGGAATGCGGTTCGGGGTAACGAATGCGGAGCTGTTCTGTACACAGTGGGCAGGGAAGACGTACACAAAAGACGGGACGACGAAAGAGATTTCAGAAAGCAAACGGAAGTTTCCAAGGTTATATTTCGGGAATGGGTGATAACCATGAAAGGCGTAGCGTGTGCGTACCGGATTTATAAAAAGGGCAGGTACATC